GTTGTAATCTCCCTCATTGTATGCCTCAATGAGGTCGTTGGTAGTAGCGAATAGGATGGGAAAGTTGTTTTGCTTGTTACAGTAATGATCAACATACTCCATCATATTCTCATAATCCGGGTGTAGAAAGGCTTCTCGCTGAAAGTTGAGCAACTTAACTCGTGTAAGCTCATCGCTCAACCTTTCATCTTTAACAAAATTCAGTGTTGACTGCATTGTCATCTTCTCTAAAGGCGCCACAATTCGTCCCAATTTGGTATGCATCACAAATCCTCGTTTCAAAAACGAGCATTCAGACACAGGTTTGAGTCTATTGCTATCATTCCACTCAGTTTTATCTGCTGGGGTAAAATCTAAACCCACTTGCTTGATAACACTTTGAAATGTCTCGCCGTTGAACCAATTAGAAATTTTAGGATCCACTGAGGCAACTAAGTCATCGCCGTATTTCACACTAACTATCTCGTTAAAGTAGTCATCAGGAGTCGGTTTGCCTCTGTTCTTACGAGCCAAAACGAAGTAACAATATGCAATGTATCCCTCGTTAACTCCCGAGTTGAATTCGGCTGTTACTCCTACTCCAGATGGCATTGAGTGCGTGGTCATATACACTTTATTGCCAGTTATAGTAGGAGTTGAGCACACAGTATTCAGCAAGAAAGTGAAAATTCTCTCTAAAGTCAAAGGTGCGTAATTTTCCATCACGCACTCGTTCCACATGTCCTGTATTAATCTAACCATATTCTTGTCGAAAAAACGATAATCACCATCAAATGAAGTGTCGGGAAATCTACACAATCGCTTGTATAACTCTCCCCACTCATCACTAAATGGGTTAGTTCCAACCGAAACTCCAGTCGCTAATCTTCTCTCATGTAGAAATTCCAACAAAGCCCCAAAATATTTTCGTATCAACCATGTGTGTAACAAAGTCGACATTTTGAATATTCGCGGTCTATTTTCCTTTCCAACATTTCGCAGCTCATCTTTCAACTGTTCTTGGAAAAACATACAAGGTTTTCCTTGTTCGTCATTTAAGACGTACTCACCTTGTAATATTCTCCTCTCAGTGTCCTGAACTAATTTAGCAAAATCAGGCTTCATAGTTTTCTTTTCGAAATCAATATAGCTAGTCTTATCCGGTAAAAATCCATGTCCACAACTTGATGTTTTGTCCATAGGTCCAAGTAAGCGCGTTCCTGCGATTATTTCTTCGTCGGTCAAGACTCGAAATTTCGCACCTGCGACCAACCGAGACATACACTTCTTTGCAAAAGCGGCTGCCTCCATGTCGGGTGTTTCAGCTATCTTAACAGACTCTAACATCGTTTGCTTCATGTATTCCTCGCCAACTTTTAAATTGGCTGGAACTCGAAGTTCAGGAAATATACCATTAACAGAAGAGGGTGAAAACTTCGATCTACTCATAGGGGGGCAGTAAAATTTTTGGTCTAAAGGCGCTAAAGAGCCCTCTAACTTAGAATCTTTCTTTAGAGCCAAAAAGAACTCATCAGGCGCCCTCGCCAACTCATAAATCCTGTCTCTAACCTGTCTTCGGAAAATTTTGCAAACACCTTTATTGACATCTTTGAACCTAGGGTCACAGACATAAGCGACGTGATGTCCCCACAGAAAACCATCTGCAGAAAC